GAGGTTGTCGATCATTCCGAGATCGCCGCCCTCGACGGTTCCGCCACTGGTATACGCACCAGTCCCGGTGGATCCATTGAGCGTGACGGAGGTGGACGAGGCGCCGGATGTCGTGACCGTGAACGTTCCGTTGGCGCCCTGGTTCCCTAGCACGCCGGAGACGATGCACGTCATCCCGGTTGTCATCCCGCACGGCCCGTTCAGCGCAAGGACGATCGGGATCGTATTCGACGCCGCAGTCACCAGGGCTTGTGCGCAGCCAGGTGTCACATTGCCGCCGAGCGTGGACGTCTGCGGCGTTTCGCTAGCCACCACGATCGTCTCGATGCCTGTCTGCGGGTTCGCAAAGGCGTTGGCAGAGACGGCCCCATTCGTGAGCTGGTAGCTCGGGGTCTGGTTCGCAAGGATCAGCTCCGCCGATTCTGCGAAATATTCGTAGGCCTGGCTCGGCCCGTTCGGCGATGCGGCGAACATCGACTGTCGCGCGCGGTTGGCCAGGGCCTGATTGCTCTCCCAGTTAGAGCCGCTCCACGGGAGGATATTGTAGCAGGCCACTCCCGTGTTCTGCGTCACCGTCGTCCTGACCGCGCCAGGCGCTGCGTTGCCGGCGGTGCCCAGTATCTGCGCCTGCATCGTAGCCACGGTGCACGTGTAGACCTGGCCGCTCGGCGACGAGAATGCACCACTGGAGCCGACCGCGATGGAGAACGTGTTGGACGCCGTGGCCGTCACGATGGCAAAGACACCGGCCAAGCCAGTCACGCCGCTCGTGACCGGGATGTTGACGTACACCGACGTGCCGACCGCGGGCGGGGCTGAGCACGAGAGGATGCTGCTCGTCATCCCCCCGCTCCATCCCGTGATCGTGCCGCCTCCGAGCGGGATGACGCTAGACGGGATCGCAAGCGACGTCGTGTTGGTATACGTGACCGTTTGGCTGGCTGTGCGGTACGAACCGACCGCGTACGGTCCGACCGTGGATGTCGTCGTGTTGACGATCGCGAGCGGCCCCGTCGCGTAGGTGGCCGGGAGGCGGTAGACGTTGTAGACGCCCTGGGTGGTGAGATCGAGCCACCCAAGCGCGCCGGTTGCATTCTGTGCTGGGTTGGAAGGGTCGGGGGTGACCGGAGCGGTGATCTGCTGTCCGTTCAGCGCCTGGTAGGTGACGGTCCCGGTCGCGGCCGTCGAGAGGAATGCCCCCTGAGCCATGAACGAGATCATCGCGTCCGACTGCGAGAAACAGACGGCCGTGATTGCGAGCAATTCTCGCTCGGCCCCGCCCGACTGCCACGCCGTCGTTGGGAGCAGAATCTGCGCCGCCACCTCGAGCTCGTCGTAGAGCCACGTGTCCTGAGGCGGCGAGAGCGGCACGGCACCGTTCTGCCCCACGCCAGACGACATCGGCTGGAAGAGGAGCGTAACGCTCAGCGGCGGCGGCTGGGGGTTGCTCATGCCGGCGTCACCTGGATCAGTGCCTGAACCGCGGTCCCCACGGCGAGGACGAGTTGGAACGGACCGTTCGCCGTCTGCACCGTGCCGCTCACGGTGAGCGTGCCGGACACAAATGTGAGAACAAACGATGCGGACAGGACGCGCTCATCCTTCACGGCCTCCGCGTTGCACTGTTGGGCCAGGAGCGTTAGCTGGTCTGAGGTGAGCGGCGAGTTGAGGTAGTCGATCAGGCACAGCCCGAAGTTCGGGTCGGACAGCAGGCCGCCGCGCGGCGTGATGAATCGATGCAGAAGCATCTGAGCGACGGCGGTGTTGCCCGTCACCCAGACGCACGGCATCGTCACGTCGGTCGCGCAGGACCACGTTTGCCCGAAGTTCGTTTGCGCGCCCGTGTTGCTCACTTCTTCTTCGGTGCCTCCACTGGTTCTGCGGCGGTCCTGCCCGGTCGCCACTTTTGCTCGATCGGACGCAGGTTGCGGCCTTGCTGGACCTGGATGCTGGAGCCCGTGCGCGGACGCCAGCGGCCGGTGCGCTTGCCGTCCGGGCCGAGCTCGTACTCGATTCTCCCAACGGTCTCGATATTCATGCGGACGTCACCACGCCTGAGCCAGACTTGATCGAAAACGCAGGTAGCGACGGGTTCGTTGCGGAGACGGAGCAGGTGCCGCCACCGGACGGAGCGGTGATGGTGGCGTTCGTGTAATCGACAGCGTCTCCCACCCTTCCTACGGCCGCCCCGCCACCGGCCAGGCCGACCGCGCTCGGCGTCTGCGCCGTCCACACCACTCTCGGATAGGTCGGCTTCCCGTCCCCGAACGCGATGCGGCACTCGACCCCGGACGGCGGCGTGTACGTCGAGATCGAATCGGACATCAGCGGGAGCCCGTTGAACGCAGGGAGCCCGATCGTCGCGTCCATCGGCTGCACGTCCACCGTGCCGTTTCCTACGCCGGTGATCTGGTAGCGGTACTCGCCATGGAATCGCGTGGGGGCTACGCGCTGGTCGATGATTGTACGAAGTGGGCCGAGCACGCGATCGACCGTCGTGTCAGTGAGTACCTGAAGCCGGAACGTTCCGTCCGACTGGAACGTGTAGACCGTGCCCGCGGACTGGAACGTGCCGGCGAGGGTCGGATAGGTGAACGACGCGCCGGGCAGCCAGCTCGCGTAGTCCTCGGTCGCGATCTCGACCATTCCCTCGTCAGGAAGTTGACGGATCACCGTGAAGGTCGAGCCAACGATGACGACGGGCCACGACGCGATCTGCGTAACCCCCGACGTGTCGATGTACCAGGCAGGGCAGAACTGCCGCAGCGTGAAGCTCGCCAGGTCGTTCGGGCGCCCGTAGAACGGGCCGATCGACGCGTCATTCGGCACGTTCACCGTCTCGCCCACCGCTTGCGCCGCGTCCTGGAGCACGGCCGACAGCATGACGCCGCTCGGCTGGCCGTAGGCTTGAGCCGGAATCGTCTGCCGCCACCCGGCGGCGCCACCCACCACTCTGGCCCGCGTCTGTCCTGCGAACGGTACCGCGCGGTAGATCGTCCCCGTCAGCGTCAAGTTCCCGAGCACGATCGTCGCCGAGCCCGTCTCGGCTTGCTCGGTCGCGATCGCGACGTCCGCCGTCCACGTCCCGACCATCGGCACGACGAGCGTACCGGAGACGATGTTGACGCCGTTGAGAGTGGCGAAGGCGGTCATTGGTTGGCCTGCTCCTCTGCGTCGTACTGGGCGGCGGCGGCGGCGTGGGCCGAGGATGCGGAGTAGTAGCTGGCCTGAGCCGCTGCGACAGCGGGGGGCGGCGTCGCGGGAAGGGCCGGGGCGGAGTACGTTGCCGCTTTGAGCGGCGTGTTGACGATGGTGCTAGTGGGCTGCGGCGTCCACTCGATGAACTGAACGGTGACGCTGTAGAGCTTCTTTCCTCGATGCCGGATCGGACTCACGTAGCCGACGACGACGTTGGTGATGTTCAGGCGGTACAGCGCGGGATGGCTGATTTCCGCCGCGTTCACGATCGCCTGCTTGCTCCCGAAGTACTGGAGAACGTCGGCGTAGAAGTAGTCCCACGCCTCAAAATGCGACGGAAGCCACAGCCACGTTTCGATCGTTCCCTCGGCGAGAGGTTGCTGCACAAGAGTCAGGGTCGCCCCCGTTTGCCCTTTGCCGATCTTCCGGTCCCACACGGTCTTTCGCTCAAAGCCGCGAATTCCGTCGAGCGCGATCACGCCTGGCGCAGCCTGACCCTGCAACGTGTACGTGTCCCATACCGCCGGACCGCTAATCGGGTTCGCATGGACGACGGACGACGCCGGACCGTTTGCGGCGTGCGCGATGTTGGCGAGAAGGCCAGGGGACGGAGCGTTGGACATCAGCCACCCCCCATCAACTGTTCGCGCTCGAGCGCCACGGCGAGCCCCCACGCCGACAGTTCTGTCGCGTTCGTCACGCCTTCCGGCGCCGTAATGTTGACCTGTGCGTGCACCTCCGTACGGTTGCCAGCCGCCGATCTAGTCCCAGGCTCGCCGCGACGATCGCGCACTGGGTTCAGATAGAGCGACGCGCGCGTTGCCTCCGTACCCAGAAACGCCGCCGCGCGAGCGACCACTGGCGCGGATCCTCGCATACCGATCGCGAGCCCAGCCCCGAGCTGCGCTCCCACAAGGATCGTCGCGCGGGAGGGGGAATGCGTCTCAGCGCCCTTCTTCGCACCCTCCACCGCCGCCTTTCCCAGCGCGATCCCTTGCAGTTTCACCCCCTCTTCGTGCGTGATGAGCCCCTGCTTGATGCCGGAGGCGAGCGACTCGGATAGTGCGTCTCCGGCCTTCGCGAGATCCTCACCCTTCAGCGCACCCAACACTCGAGCTCGGGCAACCGCGCCGGCCGCGGTGTAGAGCTTGGACACCGCGGAATCGCCCGCCTCGGTAGGCTTCGGCCCATGCGTCTTTCTGTCCACCGGATCGTAGGTGCCGAGAGACAGGGCGCCCATGACCAGCCTCGGGAGCGTCGTTCCGAGAGCCTTCGTAATGCGACCGATCGTGCGCTCCACTGGCATCAGCGCCGTGTCCACCTTCAGGGCGAACGCGGCGATGTTGAGGTAAGCGATCGTAAATGCATCGACTACTTCGCCGACGCCGCGCACGATCCCGTTCGTACCCTTTCGGATCCCTTTCTCCAGGTCCGACCCGGCCGCCGTGCTCTGGTCGAGAAGCGCAAAGAGGCGCTGCACAGCATCCGAGGCCTCCGAAAGATCCACGTTCTTGAACAGCCGTTGTCCCAGCTCGAGCCCCTTCTTTTCCAGCACGTCCAGGTCGAACCACATCGCTTTGAGCGGTCCGCGCCCCTTCTTCTCGACCGCCGCGAGCAGCGCGTTTCCGAACGCTCCGGCATCCTCTTTCCCGGCCTTGAGCCGTTGCTGGAGAGTCTGCGTGGACATCCCCAGCTCCTTCGCGACGTCGTCAACGTTCGCGCCGGTCTTCGCCAGGTTGGCGAGCTGGCGATCGGCGAGCTTCAGGCCGTGGTTCGTCTGGATCGCTTCCTGGATCCGGCGGATCGTGCCGAGGAGCGTTTCGGCCCCCTCGTTCCCGCCCAGCGCCTGAGCGCCTGCCAACGCCCCAACGCCTCGACGTAGCACGCCTTGGTCGGTGATCCCCGACGCCTGGAGAGACTTCGTCCAATCCACGAGCTGCGCACGGGACTGCGGGAGACGCTTGGCTAGGCCGTCGATGAGGTCGTAGAGGGCGTTTCCGGCCTCGCGGCTTCCCTGAAACGACGAGAATGTTGCGCGAGTCTGTCGCTCGAAAGACTGCTCGGCATTCGCGGCTTGGATCGCCTTGCGCGCGAGCCCCGCATACGCCGCCGCCATCCCGGCAATCGCCGCCGTCGCGACGGTGACCGCCCCGATGAGCGGGCCCAGTTTTGCCGGAGTCAGCCCCCCGGCACTCGGCGCTATCGCCCCCGTCTGGAGCCCGAAGATCCGCTCCCGTGCCTGCCGGGCCCGGAACTCGGCCGCCATGAAGGCGCCTTGGTCCCCGAACTCCCTCGCCCCCCGCTTGATCGACTCGAACCGGGAGAGCTCGGACCGCGCCAACCGCAGATCCGACGCAAGCCGATTGACGGACGACGACGCTTGCCGGGCCGGTCCCGACATCCGATCGACGAGTCCTACAACGTAACTTAGACCGGCCACCCTATCTCCTCCGCCTCATGTCCGCTTCGAGCCAGGCGTTCGCGTTGAGAAGTAGGTTGGCTACGATCTCTCCGGCCGCCTCCGTATCGTCGTCATTCTCACCTCGGATCCCCCGCTTCAGAGCGTCCCAGAAGTCGGCGGGGTGCTGCTCAAAACGCGACAGCCTTTTCCCGCCGCCGCCGCGGTCCCCTCCTCCGTCTGTCCGAGCATCTCGGCCAAGACGGGACCGAAGTAGGCGTTGTCCATCGCGAGCGGGCGCGTCGTGAGCCACTCGCCGAATTGCATTCGGACCGCGACGCAGCCAGGTAGATCCGGCGCGATCGTGTCGTCCATCGCCACGATCAGTTGCTTGGCCAGGTCGTCCGGCGCGTCCGGGTTCGCGGCGGGATTCACTGCCGCGCGTCGCCAGAACCGGCCGTGCTCCGTGTTCGGCTGACGAAAGACGAAGGTGTGCCCCTCGAAATGCACGACCCCGAGCTTTCCGCACCACGCACGAAGGTGGCCGTACTTCTGTTCGTCGATGGCGCTCTGATCGGGCACGTTCACCTCACGCGAGTTGCAGATCGAGCGGATCCGCGTTGTCGTCGAACTGCGGGAGCGTGTACGGCTGCCCGTCCGGGATCGCGAAATAGATTTTGAGCGGCTTCAGGTTCGTGGTGCACACCGTCGCACCGGTCCCAGCCTGCTGGTTGATGCTGTCCTCGTCGAACTTGCAGCCGATCAGAGCGTCGTAGTACACCGGCACGCCTGCGCCCACGTACGTCAGGAACACGTTGAAGTTCTGCGATCCGTACCCAGGCCCGTAGTTGTTGCGGATGGTCGTGACGAGGTTGGCGTACCAGTCGAAGTAGATCATCGCGGTCGCTTCGTACTCGTTCTGTCCGTCCGTGTCGCCGACCGGATCGACGTTGTTCGAGTAGATGCGCTCGCGGTTCCGCGTGCGCTTTCGCATCACCTCGCGGAATCCGCCGGGCAGCGTCATCCCGGCGATCTCCAGACGAACGTTCGCGATCGACCGGACGAAGCCATTGGTGACCGGGACTTGGATCGGGAAGGCTACGCCGGCCATCTTACATCCCTGCCGTGTTGAGGTTGATGGTGAACGAGATCGTATCTGCGTACCCGAGCGGGGTCACGGTCACCACGACCGGCACCAGTCCGGTCGAGAGCACGTTCCAACTCGAGCTGATCTGCGCGATGACTTTGGAGGCGAGCGGCGGCGTTGGACCGATGAGGCCCTGTTGCAGCGCGTTCTGAATCTTCGCCTGGAGATTGTTGCGGACAGTGGGGTCGAGCGTGCCGTTCGCCTGGACAATGAGCGCGCTGTTGACGATCGGCAGGCCGACCGCGTAGCAGATGTCGCACGCCGCATCGACGACGTTGCCGATGACCAACTCGGTGAACTGCGACGAAATGGGCGAGAGAAGCGGCTCCTGGCACTGGAAGAACCCGGCCCCCTGTTTCGGCCACGTCTGGAGCGCCGCGATCCTGGCTGTGTTGAGTCCCGGGTTGATGCGCTCGTCGTGGTAGATGAAACCGTCGAGAGGGTCGGTGGCGGGGTTCACGGCGATCGTGCTGTATGCCCCGTTGATGACCGCGCTGGCGCGCGTCGAGAGGCCGATGAGGGTTCGCAGGACCGCTTGACTCCACGTCCCCGGACGCCGGTAGCTGAACGTCCCGCCATTGACCGCCGGGTACGGACTCGGCGTGTTGTACTGACCCCCACCCGCACAGACGCGCGATTGCGCCGTAAGTCCGCTCGCCGTCGTCTCCAGCGCCGCCATCCACGTCGCCTCAGTCTCGCCCGAGCCGCCCCACGCCACCGGCGCCAGTGCGTCTCGGAGCTCGACCAACGCGCGCGGGAAGATGAATCCCGCCACGCCGCTCTGGAGGTACGTCTGAAAGTTGGTGATGTCGCCGCTGGCCGCGGTCCCGACGATGTGCGTCGAGCCGACCCCGGCGATCGCGTACTGGCTGGCCAGGTACTTGTTCCACGCCGCCTGCACACCGGCATCGTTCCAGTTGGGACCCGTCGTCGAGAACTGCCACGAGTCCCCGAGGTTCATGGTCTGCGCGCCGGTGAAGTTGAGCTGCAACCCAGTGCCACCCGCCACCCGGTTGTTGAGCGTCTGCCCGATCCCGTACGACGTCGCCGTGCCGAGCGAGAACGGAACGCCGAAGTTGCGTCCAGCGTCCAGGCTGATCTGAAGGCTCGGCCCCGACCCGGACCCGATCGTCCCCGCCTTCGTGCACACGACCTGGACGTAGTAGGTGTCCCAGGCTCCGAACACCGCATCCGTCGATACGGTGATCGCCGCGTTGCCGCCGTTGTTGCTGTTGGCGGTGACGGCTGTGGCCGTTCCGTTGACGGCGATCGGGCACGTGACCACGAGCGCGACGGAGCCCGCCTCACACACGAGCCCGGCAGCCTCCATGAGCGGCCCGCCGATCAGATTCGACTGGAGTGTGGCGGGAGAGGTCGTGGCGAGGATTGTCGGCGTCGCGGCCGACCCCGCAGCGATGCAGCACCCGATCTTGAGTTGGATCTGCGCGAGCGGGACGGCCAGGGCCGCGTTGCTCCCCTGATCTACGACCGTGATTTGAACGTTCCCGATGGGCGGAGCGGCCATGGTTCACCCTACCGTGAAGGTTGTGTCATCGGAGCTGCCCCCGGAGACGGTGGTTGCTTCAAACTGGAGCGCCGCCGTGGTGTACGTCTCCGGCGTGTCGAAGATCGGCTGCTGGAACTCGAACCGGCCGCACCACTGCTGACCGAGCTGACTTTGCGTGCCGGTCGCAAGCGGATGGTTCGCGGGAAGCTGCGACGGCCAGTAAGACTGGAGCATGCGACCACGGGGACACCCGGTCCCGTTCACGATCACTACGGTCAGTTGCTGGTAGAGCGTCTGCGTCGCCTCGAAGTCGCCGAAGTCTGGGTCGGGCGTGGCGGTCGGATTCTGCGCGGTCTTCGTCGAGTTGGTCACGAAGACGTCGAACGTGGGGAACTCGGTCGCGAGCTGGGGGCCAAGGTATTCCGCCTGGACCTCCGACGTTCCCGGGTCAAACGGCGCGGGTTGCCCCACGCCGCCGTAGGGCTCGAAATCGAACGCCCTCGACACGCACGGGACGAAGAGGATGCGGGGAGGAACGCCGGCCGTGGACAGCGACTTGTTCCTCTGGCCGAGCAGGATCTGGTAGTCGGGGAACGCGACCTGGATCGTGCCGCCGCTCACGTACGCATTCGCCCCCACGCTCGGAAGGTAGGCCCCCTGCGGCGTGAACGAAGACAGCGCGAACGTGCCGTCCGACTGCGGCGTCAGCACCCAGGTTCCGTTGGCCTCGGTCGTTCCGACGATACCAGACACCACCGCGTGCGCTCGCCGCCCCATGGGGAGCGCCGCCGCGAGCGCGGGCGACGTCACCGTGATCGGCGTCGTGACCGTTGCCGCGGTGATCGGGAACGAGGCCTGCACCGCTCCATGACCGACCAAGCGCGTCGTAAGGGAGAGGCTGATGAGAGCTACGAGGGTGGCGAGCATCAGACCGCCTCCCCCAGTTTCAGCGTCACCGCGTCGATGATCGAGTCGTTGATCGCCATGTTCCAGGCTTCCGGCATCTCGCCGGTCGGAAAGATCGGGCGCGCTGGGCCGGAACCTTGCGGACCATTCCACCCGTCTTGATGCGGCCCGGCCGGGTGCTCGCGCGTCCCGATCGTCATGCGAATGCCAGACTTGGACGGGTAGACGAGGAGCGAGTCACGAAGTTCGCGCGTGTCGGTCAACGGCGGCGCGTGACGCCCCTTCGCCATCGTAGCCGCCGCGAGCTCGACCCACGCATCCCCGTACGGGTCCACGCCGGCGTCGAACTCGAGTTGGACGAGCGCCTCGAGTCGCTCAGACACGAGCGGGGCCGCCACGCGCGGGACGTCGGAGAGAGACGCGACGCCGGCGCCGATGCGGCCGAGCTTTGCCAGATCGCCGGTGAGCATCAGGTGCCCTGCCTTGCGATGGTCGGCGAGACGAGGCCGAGATAGGTCCCCGACGTGCCGCTTGACCACACGCGACGGATGGAAACGGGAAAGTACTGTCCCGCCGTGAGCGGAACGGAAACCGCGGCCGAGCCGTTCGCGGCGCTCGCGTACAGTGTGACTTTCGCCGTACCGGACGTGAGGCACCAAAGACCGGCGAACGGCCCGTTGGGATCGTCGGTGGTGTCACTGACCGTGACAGCCACGGCGTTGTCGTAGTTCAGGACTTTCTGAACGCCGCTCATCAGTTCCCCCCCGTTCGGTTGCCGGTCTGCCACCGGCGCATGGGGAGCGAGGAGACTTGCGGGAGATCGTGGATTGGATCCTGACCGATGGCGACGGAGGGAGTAACGTCTGGCTGGATAGCCTGCCGCTGAATTCCCGGGAAAAAGCCAGTTCCTGGACGGTCCGGCCACCCCACCGCGCGATAGTAGTTCGTGCGGATGTTCTCGTCGGCACCCGCCTGTGGGGCCCAGCCGATGGGCCCCGACATGAGCAGGTAAACGGCGATGTAGGCGGTGTAGCGCACGAGATCATTTCCCCAAGCGAGTAGCGGTAGCGTGTAGCGCCCCCGGATGTAAGCGTCGGCCTCCTCCGTCGCGTCGTTGCACGCCTGGAGTTGCTGGGCCGCGGTAGCAAGGTTCAGCGTCGCCGCCGGCAGATAGCTCGGCAGTTGTGCGGGCGTCACGTAGGGCGCGCCGCCTGGTCCCATGTCACGATCCCGACCGGAGCATGAGGAAGCTCGGCCCCCAGGCGGGAGTCACGCGGTCCCACCCGCCCCAGGCGTACCTGTGCGAGTCGAACACGATCGGATCGTTCGGCATCACGCGCGGGATGGTGCGCGCCGCCTCGCGAACGACCCAGATGACGCCGCGGAAGCTCGGCCGATTGTCCCCCATGTAGAACTTCGTCGTGCTCTTCAGGAACTTGTTGACGATGAGGTCCACCCCCATTTGCGCCCACATGTTCGAGACGGCGCCGACCTGCGTTGACGACGCGGACCAGTTGCCGTAGGTCGGAGGCGCGATCGAGCTCGACTTCAGGATGAACATCCCGACGTCCTTGAGCGTCCCCGGAACCATCATGTAGTTCAGGTTGACGCCGAGCACCTCGCCGTCTTCGCCAGGAATCTGTCCCGCGTACTGGAGCAGCGACGAGTACGAGAGGACCGACAGCGCTCCGCCGACCGTCACGCCGCCGACGCTGACGCCGCCGCCGGTGAAGTCGTTGCAGTACGTGCCCGCCGTGAACATACCGCCGGGGTTGAACCCGGGGTTGTAGAAGTCGATCGGGTGCGCAGTGTTGAAGAACGTGAGTCCGTCCCACCCGTTCTGTCGCGAGCCCGTCTGCACGCCGCTGTTCTCGAGCAGGTCGCGAACCTCGTAGCACTTCTGCCGGCGCCACTGCCGCGCCATGTCGGGCAGCATGCGCCAGAAGTAGCTCATCGTGTTCGGATCCGAGTCGTCCAGCTTGAACTGGTCGATCGTGTACGTGAGCTCGTACGGGATGGGGATGACCGTGTACGTCTGCGGCGCGGGCTCGTACAGCACTCGGCTGCCGAACCAGGGGCGCGGCTTGGGCATCATGCCGGTCCAGGCGTAGGTCTTCTGCGACCCCCCGTCCGTCATAGGGTCGTCGGTGACCCACATGCCCTCGGTCTCGTCTACGTCGAGATCGAGCCAGACTTGGCCCACCCTCGTATCGACGAGGGTGATAAATGCACCAATGTTGTTCGGTGTGATGGCCATGGCTCAGGGTCCTCCGACGACATTCAGCTTGACGGGCCAGTACGAAGAGCCCGGCGTCACGGTGCCCGCGATGCCCGGGTCCTGCGGGAGCAGGATGCCGAGGGTCGGGTATGCGCTGCCGGTGTTCGTGCTGCTCAGCACGGGGCCGGAGCTGTTCTCGCCGGTGTAGTAGACGTTCTTCCCGACGTTCGCCTCGGTGACCGCCGACCCGCTCGCGCCGTTCTGAATGAAGAACGACCCCGTGCGGACGTTGACCCAGACCGCGCCGTCCGTCGATCCGCCGAGGATGCCATACCCCGTCTCGACCAACGTACCGCCGGCCGCGTCGCCGATGATTCCGACCACGAGATCCGAGCTGCCCGGGGAAGCGGCGTTCTTGAGGTATCCGCTCGTGACCGAGCCCGACCCCGACAGCAGCGCAACCGCGCCGGAGTAAAGCTGCTGGTTGGCGCCGACCGGGTACGAGACGAGCTGCGCGATGCCGTCCGGTACGCCGTACTCTACGGTGTGGCAGTCTTTCGTGAGGCCGGCCATGTCAGATCCTCCCCGCCGCGCCGTTCAGCGCCTTTGCGTTGTCTTTGAGTAGCCGCTCCGTCGCTGTCTTGCGGAACGCCTCGCGCTCCTTTTCGGGGACCGCTGCCGCCATCTGCTCGAGCAGATCGCGCGTCTCCTTCGGGAGCGCCGCTTCCGTTCCCGGCGTCGTCTCGCGCGGGATGAGCAAGTCGCCCTCCGCCGTCGCGACGAGCGGGGCCCCCTTCGTCGCCTCCGCCACGAACGATCGGATCGTCCCGATCTTCTGCGTGCTGAGCCACGCATGCTGCGTCGTCGGAATGTGCGCCTTGACCTTCGCGAGCAGACCTTCCTTCTCGCTCTCGACCTGTCGCGCGGAGAGCTCCGCAGTCTGCTGCTCGACGCGGGTGAGGCGCGCGAACGACCCCGCCGCCGCACCGATCGCCGCCGAACCCTTCAGGCCCGTCTGCTGCTCGAGGAGCGCGAGGGCGGCCTTGCTGGCCTCTTCCTCCTCTTCCTCGTCCCCCTCTTCGTCCTTCCGCTCCTCCATCTTCTTCGACTTGGCGGAGGCCTTCTCCTCCTCGCGCCCCTTGGCCTTCGCTTTCTTGGACTTCTTCTCGTCCTCGTCGTCCTCCTCCCCGTCGTCATCGTCGTCGCACTCGGCGGCGGTCTTGGCGTACGTGGCGAGGTCCGCAGCGATGGCCGCGCGCCTCTTCGGGTCCGTCTCGGCGGCCAGCTTGGCCTCCGTCCGCTTGATCAGCGCGTCGAGTTGGATCGGCATGTGGTGCTCCGGGCGAAGTGTGCCACTGGTTGTGTCTGAACGTGACGTAGTGTGCCGTACTGAGTCAAGAACATTTTTCGCCCGCCTGTCCGTTTCGTTCCCCCCGGCTTCCGGCTCCGGTGTGGGTGCGGGCGACTTGGAGAGAGCGCCGATCGCCTCGTCGAGCGACATGACGGCGTCGATCAGGCCCGGGCGCTTGGCCTCCATGCCGAGGAAGATGTCGGCCTGGTAGCCGCGGATCCGATCGACGGGGATCTTCCGGGCCTTGCTGGCGAGGCGGAAGAAGTCGGCGGCGAGCTTGTCGACGCGCTTCTTCTCGGCGGCGACGGCGCCGTCGCTGATGGCTTGGTGGGGATGGCCGTCCGCCTTCCGGTCGCCGCTGACGATCAGGCGGTAGTCGAGGCCGGCTTTCTTGTCGGCGGCGGCCTGGGAGCCCATCGTGGATATGACGCCGATGCTGCCGACGATGGCAGTGCGGGGCGCGATGACCTCCTTGCATGCGCAGCAGAGCGCGTACGCGGCGCTCGCGGCCATCGAGTTGACGTACGCGACGAGCTTGACGCCCGTATTTTTTCGCATCTTCTGGAGCGTGGCGACCGTCTCGTTCAGGCCGGACACGAGGCCGCCGGGGGAGTCGATGACGAGGACGACCGCGGACGGCTTCTCCATCTCCTCCGTCTCGCTCATCGCCGCGCCGACACGCTTGATGATCGACTCGTACGAATCGGACATGAGCGATTCGTGGTGCTCGAGCCCGCCGCGAACGTGAACGAGTGCGACGTCCCCGCGACGCTCGTTCGGCGGCGAGCCCATGCCGGGTAGCCAGAACATGCCGCTCGGGCCGGCGAGGATGTGGCTCGGCGCCATGGCGAGCAGCTCGCCGGGAGCGATGAATCGCGCTTCAGGCTTTCTTGACGCCTGGTCCATTCTTTCCTCCTGGCTTCTGCTGATCGTCCCCGCCGAATCCACCGGCCACCTTCGGCTCCGTCAGCGTGAACTTCGGAAACTTCTTCAGGCCCATCGTGTTCGACATCCACTCGCGGACCTCTTCGGGATCCGAAAAGCGCATGCCGGCCTGGGCAAACTGGTTCATGCCCGTGGCGGCCTTGTTCCACTGATCGGCGTTGTGCTCGTACTCGTCGGTCCCTACGACGTCCCAGCTCGTGATCGGCGCGAGGTCAGCGTCACCGAAGTTCAGGAACGCGAAGGGGCGCGCGATCTGGGTGTAGATCGTGTGGCGCCACGCCTGGTTGTCGAACTGCGTCCCGCCCTGGCGCACGTCCATGTGGACCTTCGCGGCGCCGTACGATCCGCCGTTCACCTCGGTCGTGAGGTTCTGCATCAGGATCGCGAGCACGATCGCCATGTCGCAGCGGTCGATCTGCGCCGGGTGGACCTCCCACGACTTGCTCACCGCCTCGACGAGCTCGTAGTCGTACCCGTTGTTCGCCTGCGAATCGACGCCGCGCGGGACGATGATCGCCGCGTCCGCCCCGAGTCCCGCGAGCGAGGTCTCGAAGTTGGAGCGCTCCACCGGATCCGCCACGGCGGGCACGTAGCCCTTGCGCGTCGGGTTGCCGTGGACCTCCCCGAATCGAGCCATGTCGCGGAAGCCGAAGTGCCGCAGCATCCACGGCTCACAGACGGGCCGGATCGCGCCGCGGATCCAGCCGCGGTAGCTCCCGTACGGCGCGTGCTCCACCCACTTCCCGTCGCCCGGCACGATCGGGATCGTCGCGCCGTCCCCCATCGCCATGAAGCGCCGGATCGCCCAGTCGTAATACTCGAACTGCGGAAACCACGGTCGCAGCATGGGCGCGAACTCGAGCCCCGTGACGCTGGGCCAGATGAGCTGCGAGTGCGCGAAGCCCATCCCGCACGTGTAGTCCTGCATCATGCGGAACGCGGGGCCCCCCGACATGCGCGGCCACCACGTCACCCATGCGTCGGCGCACTCCTTCGCCGCCGCGCTCCCCTTTGCCGGCCCCTCTGCCGGCTTATGGATCACCTCTCGCCCGAAGAGCGCCGTAGCCTTGCTGTTCAGGCACGCGGTCACACGGTCGTCGCCGAGGATCGATTCCCACAGCATCGCGCTCGTGTAGAAGATACCGATCAGGTGGGCGAAGAGCGCGCTACGTGCCTCTGGGACCGACCACGAGTTTTGGATCGTGATGAGCGGGATGTCCCCGTAGACCGTCTTGGCCTTGGACTTGGTGAGATCCTTGGTCGGATCGATCGTTCCCTGGAGCAGCGGATTCTTCGCCGCGTCGTCGTAGTGGGTCAGCGCCTTGCTGGCCTTGGCGAGCTCGTCGTACGGAATGCCGCCGCCCCGGGCCGGTCCGGTCGGGTTCCCAGGCGGCGGCCCATATCCGGGATCGGCGGCCACCGATTACTCCGCCGCGCTCTCGTCGCGCTCCGCCCACATCTTCGTGTCCACCCACGGCACCGCTCCGGGCTTGTTCGGATCGAACTGGGCCGCCCGCGGATCGACGCAGCACTCGGGGCGAAGCGGATTGCCGCTGGCGATCTGCTGCAAGTCGGGCTGCCAGTAGGTCGTGGTGCGCGTCTGTTTGAAGTTGATGTTGAGCATGCTGGACGGCGTGGAGTCGTTCAGCGGGGCCTGGTTCTTCGGGTCCTGCCAGACCAGCGCTCCGTCCGGAAGCTCGCCCCCCTGCGACGCCGGGATGTACGCGGCCGGCGGGAGCTTGTAGTTCTCGAGCCGCACGACGCGGCCGAACGGGTGCTTGGGCGAACGCGACTCGACCACCACCATCGTGAACGTCGAGCCGGTGCGCGGGGACTTGCCCGGGATGTGGCGCTCGCGGATCGGCTTCGCGTTCTTGCCCTGCGCCTGCGCGATCTTCTCCTCGGTCAGCCCCGTGAGCAGCTCGGCGGGCGGGCGCTGCCCCTTCAGTGCCGCGGCGAACGCCTCGGCCAAGGCGGTGACGGAAACGGACGGCTCGGACTCTTTCGGCTCGGACTTGGAATCTTTCGGCTCGGACATGGCACACCTCCAGCGCCCCGACTCGGGGACGTCTGGCACAGAGTGGCGCATGCCTGGCTCAGTTTGTCAAGAAGTGCCGAGTCCGATCAGGGCGCGCTCATCTCGCCATCAGCCCCGCGTACGGCTTCCCGAGCGTCTTGACCTCGCCCACCGTGCCGCCGATCAGCCCGTCGCAGAGCGAGACGAGCGCGTCCACCTCGTCATCGTCGGCGTCGGTTTCGCGCCCACGGAAGCACGACATCCGGTGGAGAAAGCCCTTCACCCACGGCGCGGCGGTCTCCTCGGGCACGAGGATGTCCCCGTCGTTCCAGCGCTTCACCGTGCGTTGAGCTCGAACGAGCTTGTTGTAGCGGGCCAGCATGCGGGCGATCGGCACCCCACGATCGTTCAGGACGGACGCCATGCCGACTTCGGGGCCGGCCATGTACGAGAAGAACGGCGCGCGCCCGTACTTGTTCATGTCGGCCTTGCAGGTCGATTCGATCAGGTAGGCGTCGATCTTGTGCCGCACGACGTCGAGGATGTAGAGCTTCGTCCCGTAGGTACGGCCGACGACGCGAGCGAACCAGTCGGCACCGTCGCCGACCGTGTAGGCGAGGTCCACGCCGAACCCGCGACGGAAGTTCCAGTCCGGGAGCTTCGTCCAGTAGGTGGCGGGGCCGAAGAGATCGGAGCCCATCGGCTTGGGGTCGTTCTGATACTGCGCCCACCAGAGTCGCTCGGTCGGGTCTCGCTCGGCGAGCTCGGCGCGGATCTCCTTCAGCCTGGCGAGCGGCCAGACGTGCTCCGCGAACGCGCGATCGACGATCCGCGCTTGGGGGTGCGCGAGGCAGACGTTCGAGTCGATCACCGCGTCGCACTCGGCGCAGTAGTGCTCGATCGCGGCGTGACGCACGTAGATCCAGCGCCCCATGGTGCGCGCGACGCGGCGCCCGATCGGGTCGTCGGGGTGGAATCTCGAGGCGACGATCAGGACGGAGCCGGGCTCACCGTTCCGCATGCACCGGGCGGTGTAGTGGATGATCGAATCGTCCACCTCTTCGCGCTTGGCGAAGTCCTGTGCGCCGTGCTCGTCGATCGGGTCGTCGCACAGAAGGATGTGGCAGTCATATCCAATCTTACTTTGGTCGGCCGACATCACGACGACGCCGCCGCCCGCGTCGTTCCGCCATTCCGCGATCTCGTTCCAGCCGCGGGTCGGGCCGACGACGCCCTTGACGCCGATCAGGTGGTCCATCGCCTCCGCGAGTTGCCTGATCCTCTTGCCCCACTTCTTCGCCGCGTCGAACGAGTGCGTGAGGAACATGATCCGCCGCGACGGATCCTGAAGCAGCAGCCAGATCAGGCCGTGTACGGTCGATTCCGTCTTCCAGTGCCGGATCGGAATCGAGCAAAGGCCGCGGATCGATTCCTTGTCGGCGCGCTCGATCAGGGCGAGCCAGCTTAGGAGATGCAGCGGGACAGCGAAGGCAGGGGACAGCGCCGGGATGAAGTCCACCAGCCGCATTCGCGCCATCGGGTGACTCACCTGGCGCGAGGAGACCGCGGCGGGTGCAGATTCGACGGGTGCCAGGATCGCATCCGCGTTCTCATGTTTCCCGTCGCAGTCGATCGGGTGCCCGTAGACGAGACAATCCACGCGGCTAGGTTAGCACACCCAGTACCGCTCCCTGCGGTATCCACGCCGCCGGCTTCCCGTCTAT